TTATTCTGAAAGATCTAAAGCGTTGCAGAGCGGAAATTATTCTTGGTTTAGTCTTGAAAGCGGCAATGTAGTTGTAGACGACGAATACTACAATAAAAAATATAAAGAGTTTAGAGCTGGTAAACTAAAAGCTCTACAGGCAAAATTTAAAGATAACCAACCAGCAATAAATAGAGAAATAAAAAAATGGGAATTAGCGCATGATGTAAAGAAGCATATGAATACCGCTGCACTAAATAAAGGAGGTCAATACTTTTTAAGACCTGCAGAAAAATGGATAAGTGAAGATTATAGAAAGATACAAAACACACCAGAAATAAAAGAATTCTATGATTTGTATATGAAAACTATAAGAGAGGTAGAAGAAATGTATGGTGAGAGATTAGGTCCTAACTTTACAGCTGAAGTACATAAAGGATTTGTAGAGTCTGCAGTTGTTAATGGAACTATAAGCGAAGGTATTGACAGTGGTATAGAGCACTTACAAGTAAGAGAACATGATTTAACATTTGGTATCAGAGATGAGAATACGGGGCAGCTGGTAAAGCAAATACCTAAACTATATATAAGACCTATAAGAGATAAAAATGGTAATGTAGACCCATCATTAAAAACTAGAGACTTAGGTAAAGGATTATTATTACTATATAATGCTGCTGTAGATTACCAATTGAAAAATGAAGTACTACCAGAAATACAAGGCATGGAGGCTATACTTAGTAGTAGAAAAGCAGCTGAGGTAGAATCTGTAGACAGTTTTGGTAATATTCTACAAAATGCTAAAAATGTATATAAAAGATACTCGGAACAACCAGAAAATTTATATAAAGTTTACCAAAAATTTGTAGATGCATATATATATGGTACAAACTTAGATGCAAAAGATATTAAAATAGGTAGTAAAGTCATAAGTTTAAGTAGCCAAAAATCTATACTAGGACTAAAAAATCTACATTCTATTACACAGCTAGGGCTTAAGACTCCTGTAGCATTTGGAGCATTTATAGCTGGTATGGTTGGTTTGCAGTATGAAGCATCTAAAGGTTCTTTTATAACTAATAAAAATTTAAACAAAGCTAGAGCGGCCCTTATAAAGGCAGACCCTAAAATGAGGGCGCTAGTAGAACATTTAGAATATTACCAAAAAGACGACGCAGATTCTAGAGCACAAAGATTATCTGCACAATACTCTGTAAGGCACATGACAAACGATAAATGGTTTGCATTCCTGTCTACAGCTGATAGAGGTATTGATGCTATAGCAATATATGCAACAGCTTTAAATATGGGTATTGATGAAAATGGAAATGTAAAAAGATTAGAGTTTTTACCTGAAGGTTCTAAAAATATAGTTGAACTAATGGATCTTAAGGAAAACCCACTATGGGAAGGAACTATAACTAACGTCTCAAATAAGGCAGTAGATAGATATGAAGTTAACATTGAAGGGTTATCGGAACAGGGTCAACGAAAACTAAGAAATGTAGGAAGAGAAATATCTAATAAAGTAAAAGGGACAATGAGTGCGGATGATAAAGTATTGTACAATAGTAATTTCTTTATGAGATTAATGATGCATTATAAGTCTTGGTTACCTGGTGTAGCGTTAGCTAGATTTGGAAAAGCAAAGTATAATAATATACTAGAAACATTTGATGAAGGTACCTGGGTAAGTGCATTTAGTAATATGGGGGTATCTAAAGATATGACAGCACCAGAAGCACTAGACACAGAAATACATTTGCTAGAATATGTTAAAGCAATTGGTTTAGACTTAGCTAAAATAGGTATTGATGTAGCTACATTTGGGTATTTTGATTTATCAAAACCAAAAGAAGATTTAGCAAGAGCAAAATTTGACATCTGGGCTACTAACAATGCTAATAATCCACAATTTTCAGATAAACTAAAAAATAAAGAAGGTAGAGAAGAACTATTCCTAGACTTTATAAAAATGAAACAAGGAAATATAAAAGCTTTTCTTACAGAACTAAGAGCAAGTTTAGCGTTTATGCTAATGCTAGCAGCACTAGGAGGTGATGATGATAAGGATGGGAAAACAGATATTAGAGCAACATATCTTGGTAGAAAATTCCATAACATAATGGAAAGAGCATCTAGAGAGACTAGAGTATTTACAGCTCCAGGAGAGTTTTTAAAAGCAGGTAGAGCAACAGGTATACCATTATTAAATCTAGGTAAACAGCTGGCTGACTTAGCGGGTAATACTATAGATGAAACTGCAGATATTATAACAGGAGAAGAGCCTTACACTGAAAGAGATAGAGCAGAAAGATTTTACTATACATTTAAACTTGTACCAGGGCTGAACGCATTCACAAAAGCAGTCGAGTTCTTCCCACAGCAAAAATATGAAAGATACTAAAATGAAAAAGGGGAACCATAAGGCTCCCCTATTTTACATTGACATCTTAAGTAGCAGCAAATAACCAATTAAATCATCGACAGTATCTTCTGTCTCATCATTAATTCCTTTGTTACTTATTCTAGCTAACTTATCGTCTATTCTAGCACATATAGCTTCAGTGGCATTTAACTTACTAAATATATTAGTAGGATTAAGCGCCGTGTTACCATAAGCTTTATTTTTAGTCTTTAACAAATCAGATATAGCTTTAACTTCTATATCTAATTTCTCATCAAAAGAGAGACGTGCTCCCTTGTTTCTGTCATAATCATAATAATAATGGCTGTGTGTGCTGTCCAAAGAGTAGGATTTATTAAACTCCATACCCTCTGGCACTGATAATTTTATATCTTTCTTTTCTTTTGTCATATATAATAATTTAAATCTAAAGTTTCTGTTTCTACATCTATAATACTGAGTAACTCAGAGTCATCAGGCAATTGTGCATCTAGCTTTTTCTCAATCTCTACTTTCCTATCGTTAGATTTAAATAGAATTTGAGCTAACGCTGACTCTACACCCATGTTATGGAAATCTAAAATCTTAAGTTTATATTTGTCACTTAGCTCAGAATATTTACCCTTCTTAAAACGTTTAAAATCTTTTAAATGCCTCTTAGGTACAGAAAATATGTAAACTACATGGTTAGGATCTGCATCATAAGAGCTAACAAAGTTTCTAAACTTCTTTAAAGCTAGGTCAAATTTTGCAAACAACGGATCCTGAGACCAACTATATAATAATATTATATGGTCTTTTATAGTATCTGTATTTATAAAAGCATTTATTAAGTGACTGTCATACAAAAATAAATTTCTATTACCACTCAACATAGGTAATATAAAAATTGATGACTTTGTTCGTTCTGCTGTTTTTAAGTGATATGTAACAATACCATCCTTAATTACTTTATTAATAATATTTACTTTATACGGCTCATTCTTAATTTTTATTGTGTCCCCTACAGTAATAAAGTAATTTTCAGGCATGGCTAAAGAAACTATTTTCCCATCTTTGTATTGTGGGGTTATGCTCAAAGTACCACCAGATATAATAAAATATAATGGTGCTTTGGGACTAAATATAACTTCTTTACATTTTATACCCATTCTTCTTCTTTGGTTTTGTTAATTTCAAATAAATGTACATTAAGGTCTGATTCTTGACAATCTGTTTCACGCCACACATCTTCTTTGTCTTTTAGTATGTATACCAACTTGAAGGTTTCAGCAAAGTTACTAATTCCTTTGGCATATCCAAACTTTTCTATATATTTTTGCAGTACAAATGTAGGCAT